AGCGTCGCCTCGACGTCGTCGAGGACGGCCTCGCGGAGCTCTGCCTCGAAGTCGGAGTCGAGTTCCATCAGCGGTACTCCTCCAGGAGTTCGTTGGCCTTGCGTTCGAACTCGTCAGCGAGCGTTTCGACGTTGTACACCGTTGCGTTCTGGGGGATTTCGATGCTCGCCTCCTCGGCGAAATCGCTCGCCGCGCGGAACGCGACCGCCCGCCGGATCGCGCGTGGGATACCCTCGTGGCCGTACTCGAACTCAACGTAGACTGCGTTCGAGAGGCTGGCGAGATCGTCGTCCAGCGCGTGCACGTCGAGGTAGAGTTCGCTGACGCCACCGTTGTTGATGCGAACCCAGTAGTCCTCGCCGCGATGCTGGAGGCCGACGCCGCCCGAGTAGTCGTCGCTGGCGACCCAGTCATCGTAGCCTCCGTCCGCGTTCACGACGAGTAGTTTTTTTACCGCCACGGCGTCCTTCCGGCCCAGCGTGATACGGGTGTATGCGGGCTGAGTGTCGTCGTGA